CTCTCCAGGTAATTGAGCGCGCCCGGGGCGGTAAAGGTCGGCACCTTGCGGAACACGGCGCCGATCAGGCCCTCGCGGGTGTAACCGGTGGCGTTGTAGAAGCTGGCCCGCTGCTTATAGCGGTCGTAAACCGCCTTTTTTTGGTCCGGGTTTTCCTCAACAGCGGACGGGTTCGGCAGGTACTCCTCGCCCCGCTTCTTGACGGCACGGTCGCCACGGCAAACGTCGCCCACCAGTGCCCAATCCGGCTTGGCGTTCAGGTACTCCTGGCGTTCAAATTGCACGTCTGCCATTAGAAATTCATTCTCAGCTTGGTGGTGGTGGCCGGCTTGATCGCCGGGTACTCGTAATGGATGAAGTAGCCGCCGGCGTCATTGGGGTGATCCAGGTCGCCGGTCTTGTCCGGCTCTCCGTTATCCGCCCAGGGCTGCTGTTCGAGCGAATCCGCGTAGCTTGGGCACGTGTCCGTGTTGACCAGATAGCGCCGTTCGCCCTTCGCGTTGCAGAACATGGCGTTCATGGCGTTCACCCGGTCCTTGACCGGCGGG